AAATTGGCGATACCCCAGTTCACGGGCATTTCTAAAGTCATTTGACTTGAGGGACCATGCATGTTCAAACTTGTCAATGGTCTCGAGTACCTGATCTTCTTTCATTGATTGGATGTGCTGTTTCTGAAGCTCCGTCAGGGCCTCATACTTATTGGGTTCCTTATCAATGAAATGGGTGTGTTCCATTTCTATGTATTTACTGAATAACGATTTTTGTTTCTAAGCTGATTTTGGGGGTTGCATTTTGGCAAGCATCTTTATGAGTATCTTATTTTGGGTTTCCAATTGGTAACAGAGGTTTACCAGGGCGGAGCACACAGTGTCACCGTCTGGAGTGGCCAAGAGGGAGCTCATAAGACCCATGGCGTCCATACCTTCATCTTCATCTTCTTGAAAGAATTCTTCGTCGTCATCAAATTCAATATCTTCATCTTCCTCCTCGGAGACGATCTCCCCCTCCTCAACTTCCTCAACTGGCTCTTCATCTTCAGGGTGAGACGACATTTTAATCTACACTGAGAAAAATTGAAATCAAAATTTTCGCACCAGGTGCGATTTCACCCAGAAAAAAAATCTTGGTATATAGTACAAAAACTCTCACAATGGCTGGTGGCCTCATGCAACTCGTAGCTTACGGCGCTCAAGACGTCTACTTGACTGGTAACCCAAAGGTTACCTTCTTCCAGGCTGTCTACAAGCGTCACACTAACTTCGCGATGGAAAACATCGAACAAACTGTCAACGGTACCGCCGCCAACTCAGGCCGTGTGTCCGTGACCATTGCTCGCAACGGTGATTTGGTCGGTGACATGTACCTCGAGCTTGAGTCCGATGCGACTTCTTCCAACACTTTCAGCCTCGGTGCCGACTCTTGCTGGGTTGCCGAGCGTGCGATCGCGTCCGCTGAATTGTCCATCGGTGGTCAGCGCATCGACAAGCACTACCAACGCTGGTGGCGTTTGTACTCCGAGCTTTACTTGGATGAAGCCAAGAAGGCTAACTGGGGTAAGATGACCACTGGTCTTGACGGTAAGACTGTGTACTTGCCATTGATCTTCTTCTTCAACCGCAACCCTGGTTTGTATTTGCCATTGATTGCGCTCCAATACCACGAAGTGCGCATCGACTTCGATTTGGCGTCCAACATGGAGACCTACCTTAACAAGAATGTTTTCAAGGTCTGGGCGAACTACGTGTACCTCGACACCGAGGAGCGACGCAGATTTGCGCAAAAGGGTCACGAGTACCTCATCGAGCAAGTCCAACACACTGGCTCCGACACCGTGACTGCGGGCTCCACTTCCAACAAGCGTCTTTCTTACAACCACCCAATTAAGGAATTGGTCTGGTGCTTCAACGACCCAGCGACTGCGAACTCTTCCACCTCCTTGTGGAACTTCACCACTGAGCCAGCCAAGAACGAGATTGTTCTTGACTCCGACGCCTTCGCTGCCACCTCGGCTAACTGCTTCGTGCCAACTACTTTCGCGTCTGGTGTCCCACTCGTCCGCGCGGGTCCAAACCACTCCGACTCCAAGTTCACCGAAGAGCAAGTTGGTCCATTGACCGACTTCAAATTGGTCTTGAACGGTCAGGACCGATTCAAGGCTCAAAAGGGTAAGTACTTCAACCAAGTCCAAGCGTACAACCACCACTCTGGCTGCCCATACCCAGGTGTGTACTCGTACTCTTTCGCCCTCAAGCCCGAGGAGCACCAACCAACTGGTACTTGCAACTTCTCAAGAATAGATAACGCCCAAGTCGCGGTCACCATCCCAGCGGCGGCGGCCTCCACCACCATGCACATGTTCGCGGTCAACTACAACGTTCTCCGCATCCAGAGCGGTATGGGTGGCCTTAGCTATTCTAATTAAGTTGGAATGATCAGGGCCAAAAAGCAGGCGTTAAAAGCGTTTGTCCTGCTAGTCTGTTTGTGCAGGCGAGACAACCTGGTTGCGGGAAGTTCCTTAGAGCTCTAACTACCACCCTCATTTGGAAACTTTTGAGGGGATCTCGGTTAATTACCGAACCCGATGGTAAAAAGGTTAGAGATTGGATAATCCGCAGGCGAGAACCTAAGTTCGCTACGACAAGAATATGGTTCCGTTTCAACGATCGCTAAGGTGTCGGTGTCAAGTGAAGGATTAGTCATCCCGATGATGCTTAAGGTACGATCTGGCCCTCTGGGAAACCTTTGGGATTAACCGTGCTTTCTCCAACTAAGAAAGTTATGGCTACATATTAGTATAAAAATCATTAACACAAACATTAAGATATTTCAAGTACCTTAATGCTTGTCTCGCGTTCATGAACTGAAAATAATTTCAGCGTATCTCATAGATGGAGAAACTGTGTACACTCTGTCACGAAAAGAAGTCACTCGATCACTTTGGAAAACACAAACTAATGAAAGATGGTCATTTGAATCAATGTAAAGTGTGTCGCAAAGAATATACGAAAGCATATCAAACAAAAAACAAAGAAAAGTTATCTGAAAAATCAAAACAGTACTACAAAGCAAACAAAGAACAAATAAAAGAGCGTGTGAGAACTCATTGGAATGAAAACGCAAACGAAATAAATGAAAAAAGACGAGAACGATACAATAACGACGAGGAGTATCACACAAAAAGATTAAACGAATGCTCAAAATCAAACGCCAAATGTCGCCCCGAGAGACGCAAGAAGGCCAAAGAGGAAAAGAGTGCCGCTTACTATTTGGAGTTGTGTCGTAAGAGAATGTGGCACGCATTTAATGGACGTGAAGTCAAGTCGGACAAAACAAAAGCACTTCTTGGGTGTGATGGCGAATTTCTCAAAAAGTATCTTGAGACTACTAAAGTTCCTGGAAAAGACTACTCAAACGCACACATAGATCACATCGTACCATGTTCTTCGTTTGATTTCAGTCACGAAGAGCAGCAGCGAAAGTGTTTTCACTATACAAATCTTCAACTTCTCCCAGCCCATGAAAACCTTGCGAAGAGTAATAAGCAAATTAAACAAATCACCCCATAACTAAACAAGAACGATGGACATTTACACAGATGGAAGTTGTCTCGGTAACCCAGGTCCAGGTGGATGGGCAGTAGCTGGCGCTGGTATCAGGGTATCGGGTGGACAAGCTGGGACAACCAATAACGTAATGGAAATGACTGCTGTCGTCCAAGCACTCGAGCAGTGCCTCGCGCGCGACATTCTTGAGATAAGGCTATTTACGGATAGTAACTATGTCAAGAATGGAATAACTTCATGGATTAAGAATTGGAAGAGGAATGGTTGGCGCACATCCACTGGCGCGCCCGTGAAGAACAAAGACCTTTGGGTTAAAATTGACACCCTCTCACAGAGAATGAAACAGGTTGAATGGCGTTGGGTCAAAGCACATAATGGACATCCCCAGAATGAATTGGTAGATCGCCTCGCGAGAGAAGAGGCCACCGCAATTAAAAATAAGTGCGTAAATTAATGAGTGAAGAGGAACACTCACACCATCCATGGTGTGAAAAGCAGGAGAAGCTTCTTAGATCATGGGCGGAGAGAGCTGCGGGTTACCGCTGGCTTCACAACCACGCCCGTCTTCACTACAAAAAGCAAAATGACTACCTGTCATATCCGAGTATAGTTATAGCGAGTATCACAGGTGTGGGTGGTTTTGCAGTTCTTAATCCAAGTGGAAATGAAGACCTGGAGCCTTCAACGAGGGCTAAAATTATGATTGTACAGTACTTTTTTGCATTCCTTAATGTGATTGGTGGTATTCTTACAAGTATCTCAAAGTTTAGTCAGAGTCTCTCGCTATCCGAGGCGCACTCGGTTATGTGTGTACAGTACTCAAAGTTCTATAGAAACATAGATATGGAGTTGTCATTGGATGAAGGTGATCGTACATGTGTGATTGAGTTTGTCAAAAAGTGTCGGGAAGAATATGACCGTCTCCTCGACGAAGCCCCCGACATCCCAGCTATATCCATACAGGCTTTTAATCTGGAGTTCCCAGACAGAGATAACAAACCCGATGTGTGTAACGGTCTTAGTATCATAGTGAGTGATGAGACCGCGTCAGAGCTCGCGAGGACTAGAGCTGTGACACGGTGGTTGGGTGCATTTAAGGCGGTGACTCGTAGAAGTAGGGATATAGATGACCTCGCGAGAATGGAAAGTGTTTAATTTTTTTCGGGTATATAGTAATGGATCCACCTTGTTATTACTACGAAGAGTTCCATGTAACCCAAGGTAGTTTGGATCCTAGCATAGATTGTACATATGTACTCATCATGCATGGGTCTCCTAGAAAAGAACAGATTTACCAAAACATTGTCAAGGCAAATCTTACGACAAATGTTGTGTTTCAGTACAACTATGGATACAAAAAGTGTGACAAGGATCTTAGAAAGAATGGGCCAAACTACGATTTAGAAGATGCTAACAAAAAGGTATTCAAACATGCACTTGACAGGGGTTACAAAAGAATTTTACTCCTCGAAGATGATTGTGAATTTGACGAGCGTATGAAAGATCCTGTGGTCATTGCCGATCTCAATAGTTTCCTCATTGAGAAAAATCCCTCTATTTATAATTTGGGGCCAGTCGTTTCTATAGCATCACCATTGGATGTGTTGTCACAAAAGAAGCATCATTTACTTTTGTATAATAGCGCCACACACGCCATGATTTACAATGAAGACTATATGCGTCGTGCGCTAAATACTAACTATATGCTTGGACATGCAGATTTTGAAACAAATAGACACGCTTCCAAATATACATATCATAAGCCCGTGGCGTACCAAAAAATTGAACACACAGAAAATGCAAAAGAAGGTTGGGGTTATGTTTGGCCATTTCTCAATACACTCATGATAAAACCAACTGGGGTTGATACACAAGTCCAGCCAGGTTTTGACATGTTAAAAGCTGCGAATGATACATTAGCTGTTGGATGTTTGATTGTATGTTTACTTGTTATAAAAACAGCGTTCTTCACCAAGTAACTTACATAGGAAATTATTTTCTCGATTTTGTAAATATGGTGTTAAATGATGATTGATTATATATGAAAATGTCAACGACAACTTTCTATATAATGTATCAAGCACTGGGTTATTCCTCTTGTCACAGTCACCCTTTTTGACTTTGTCGATGCCATCGAGGTGTTTTAGTTTTTCAAGATCATCTCTGTGTGCTATTTTGTATTGGATGGCTCTTCTCGGCTTTTTATCCAAATTAAGGGATCCAGCGTGTACGACATCACAATTGAACAGTACAGAATTTGAATTTATAATAACTGGTCTATTCATGAGAAATGGTGCTGTTTGATGACTTCCTGGGCACACGGAAAGTGCTGGACCATCGTAATTATAAGTAATGAAAGTGTAGACTGGATGTTTTGTTTTGAAAATGTATTGACTTGAAGTAACATCTCTATGAAAAGTTGATAAAGTACATCCCTCAATTGTGTATCGATAATCAAGAAATGTGTATCCCTCTGGAAGCTTTTCTAAAACTTTATCGGCTGTTGGACGATCCATTAAAATGAAACCATCCGTCTCTAGATTTGGCTTGTAGTCCGACCCGGCTTTTATTTCTACTGTGAATATGATTAACATTAAACACACAATTAAAAGCAAGAGTAGCATCTATTATAAATGAACATTGGAATTTTGACTGCCGGTGGTGTATGCCCTGGTGTGAATACTCTCATTCGGTCAATCACTCTCCATGAAAAGAGTCAAGGAAACCATGTCCATGGATTTGCTGATGGCTTTCGTGGTATCAACCAAAATGTGAAGACATACTTTGATCAAGAACACATTGACGAAGGACCTGGATCCATCTTGAAAACATCCTACGACTTTGTTGACATTGATAGAGCTCTCAAGAATATTCACTGTCTTGATCGCCTCTATTGTATCTGTGGAAATGAGTCTATGAAGTCTGCGAGAGACTTAGCCCTTGATGATCGCGTAGATACAAATATCATTGGCATCGCCAAGACTGTCTTCAATGA